AATAATAATAATAATAATAAGATGAAAATTAGAAAAGACGGTAAAGTAATTAATCTGACGGAAACAGATTTACGTAGAATTGTAAAAAGAGTTATTAGTGAACAATCCACAGATGCTAAGAGTTTAGAAAATGTATTAATTTCTAAATTTATTGAAGGCGGTAATGCGGGTAAAGAATATTCAGACCCTGGGATGAAAACAGAATTTTTTAATGACTATGAAATTGAATATAAGGAATGGTTAACTAAAAATGGTTTTAAAGGTTCAGATATAATGTTAGATCAGGATGTTGATAAAAATAGATTGGCAGAGATTGAGGCGTTAATCAAAAAGAAGGGTTGGAAATTATAATAAAGAAAACGGATTAGGACCGTTATTGTCTACGGACAATGTATTACCCACTAAAGTTCGCTACTATAGTGGGTTTTTTTATTATGTCCAAATTTGACATTTCACGAATATTTTTGTATTATTATGTACAAACTTTAAAATAACAAATTATGAAAGAAATGAGAAATGAAATTAGGAAAAGAAATCAAATTAGATTTATTAGACAACTATAAAACTAAGATTGGTACAGTTAACAACAAAGAATCAAAAAGTCTATATATTAATCTATGTGCGTGGGGAGAATTAGAAGAATTAGACGATACTTTAAATTACGAATATTTTTTAAGTAATTTAAGAAAAAAAATAAAACAAAAATTAAACAACAATCTTGATCAAGATTTATACTACAATAACAAATACATTGTAGATTTAGATATGAGAACTTCAGGACTATCAGTAGAAAAAAGAAGTTTTATGTCCTGTGAAATAACACTCTATCAAAAAAAACAATATCCATTAAACAAACCAAAAATTATAGATAGTACTAAAAGTATTATTTATGATGTCGTGAATAATTGTTTGGAAAACAATTCTGTTTTTACTTTCCATAAGAGAAAAAAGTAATTTTTTTAACATAGTGATATATTTATAATTAAAGTATATCATTATTATGGAAATATTAAAAAAGAATGAGATAAAGAAGAAAGGTATTCTTATCGAATATGACGCAGGATACATTTCTCCAAAAGATAATCGACATTTTATTAGTGAAATGACTAAACTATCAAAAGGGGAACCTATTATAGAGGAACCTTTGATAGTTTATGCGGTTATGCAAAAATATGGGGTTGAAAATAGAAATGAAAGAGTATACCCTGAAGCGATACTTAGAAGAGAGGCGGAAAACTACCTTAAACTTATTAAAGAAAAAAGAGCGTTAGGTGAGGCGGATCACCCAGAATCATCTATTGTCGCAGTAAGTAGAATTTCTCATAATGTGGTAGACCTTTGGTGGGAAGGTAATGTACTTATGGGTAAGTTAGAAATCATTATGTCACCAGGATTCGTAAATCAAGGAATCATATCTTGTGAAGGTGACAGAGTAGCGAATTATTTAAGAAAAGGTTTAAAGATTGGTGTATCATCAAGAGGTGTAGGTTCTTTGGAAAAAGAAGGTGGTAAGAATATGGTACAAGATGACTTTGAGTTAATTTGTTGGGATATTGTTACCTCACCATCTACACCGGGATCTTGGATTTATAGTGAGGAACCATCTAGAGAACAACAGATGTCAGAGTCTAATACTAAAAAAGAAGATTCTATCCTTAAAGATAATTTAAATAATTTTTTACTCGATTAGTAAAATAATTAACACTTTTCGAAAATATAACATATTTATTAAGAAATGCGCTATATAGTGCACAAATAATAATTAATAACAATTAAAAAAACAAAAAGTAAAATGGCTGAAAAAAAGAAATCAATCATCGAAGAGGCTTTACTAGAAGCAAAGTCTTTAGAGGATGCCTTAAAAGCCAATACGAAAGAAATGCTTGCGGCACATATGTCCAAGGAATTTGAAAGTATCGTTGAGTCATCTTTGAAAGAGGAAGATGAAGAAGAAGAAAAAGAAGTCTCTGAACAAGAAGAGATGGATTTAGTGGACGATGCAGAAGTTGAAGGGTCCGATGATGAAGAAGAAGAAGACGTTGATTTAGATCTTGAAGATGAAGAATCTGATGAGGTGGAAGACATCGAATTAGATTTAGATGATGAAGAATCTGATGAAGAGTCTGACGACATTGAACTTGACTTAGACACTGATCTAGACTTAGACGCTGGTGAAGGTGAAGAAGAAGAGGAAGATGAAATTGGGTTAGGCTTAGAATTACCTTCTATGGATATGGGAGGAGAAGAAGTAATGGACTTAACAGGTGCGTCTGATGACGAAGTTGTTAAAGTTTTCAAAAAACTCTCTGACGATGATGAAGTGGAAGTTGTAAAAGATGCAGATGGTATCCATCTAAAAGACAATGAAACGGGAGCAGAGTATTACATTAAGGAATCTATGGATGAAATGTGGGATTCTATGGACGAAGGTGAGTATTGTTCTGAATGTGGTTCTGGTTCTATGTACGAAGAAGAAGATCCTGAAAATATGGATGAAGTAATGTACGAGATAGAATTAGACGAAAATTCTGACATGATGGAAATGTTTAAAGAAATGGATGACATGAAAGAAGGTCACTATGAAGAAGGTTACCACATGGAAGAAGGTGATGAAGAACCTTTAGAGGAAGACAAACTACAAAGACACAGAAAGTTCGCTGGTAAACAAAGATACAGTGGGGCGAAAGTGGGTAGAAGAGACGAATCTAGAAAACTTCGTAAACCTTTAGTGAATAGAAAACCAAAATCATCTACAGTTTCTGAAACTAAGATAATGAAAGAATACAAAGAGTTGAAGTCTAAAAACGAAGAGTATAAGAAAGCACTTAATGTATTCAAAGACAAACTTAATGAGGTGGCTTTGTTCAACACTAACTTAGCGTATGTGAATAGAATCTTCACTGAGCATTCGACAACGAAAAAAGAAAAAATGGATATCCTTAAAAGGTTTGACAATGCTGAGTCGATTAAAGAGTCTAAGAACATATACAAAACAATTAAGACTGAGTTGGATAATAAGAAACCAATTAACGAGTCTGTACAAAAGAAAGTTAATAAGACTATTGAGTCTTCAAAGTCGCAAAATCTAAATGAGTCTACTGCTTATGTAGATCCACAGATAACTGCGATTAAAGATTTAATGAGAAGAATCTCATAATAATAATAAAATAACAAAAATTAAAAAATAACAAAAAAATGGGACATTTGTTAAATTCAGGTGAAGTCGGAAACATCGGACTAGAGCACCTAAAGCAAATCAGATCTAAAACTATTTCTAAGTGGAACCAATTAGGTTTCCTTGAAGGGTTAAAAGGTCACGTAAAAGAGAACATCGCACAATTGTACGAAAACCAAGCGTCTTCATTACTTAACGAATCTACTGATGCAGGTTCGTCAGGTTCATTCGAGACAGTGGTATTCCCAATTGTACGAAGAGTATTCTCAAAATTATTGGCTAATGACATCGTATCGGTACAAGCGATGAACATGCCAATCGGAAAATTATTCTACTTTGTACCTAAAACATCATCTACACAAGTTCCTTTGAACGGTAAAGATGGTGCGGCTAACGGATCACTACCAGAATGTGTAATTTCTGGATGTAACGAAGATACAGTTATCACTCCATTCTTAGAGAAGTCACTATATGACTTATTCTATAATGATGGACTATATGACGCATCTAAAGGTAAGAAAATCGTATTTGCAGGAGCAGGTTTCTATGGTGTTACTCTTAACGCTAACGGAGAAAAAGTTAATACTGCATTAACTGCACAACCTTTAGCCGCTGATGGTTCATTCAGAAGTGTAAAAATGTGTGTTACAGGATTTAGTTCTGATAACGCAGGTAGATTAACTGGACCAGATGGAAATGAAATGGATACTGAAACTTTCTTAGCTTCTTTATCAGTAGTTTCTACACCAGCAATTGTAGATGGTGACGGTAATGAAATTATCGCAGCGGGTGGAACAGTTCCTTTTAGAGTTGTAACACAGAAATACGGAAGAGGTATCGTTGATTATGGTGATATCTGTACCCCTGATGGATGTTTACTAATCGAATTGGATCTTACACACCCAGCTTGTATCAATTGTTCTTCAGCTAACTTTGATGGATATGTTGGAGCATCTTCAGCATCTACATTTACAGGATTGACTGTAGCTTGGGAAAGATACGAATCTTTAGAATTCGCAACTGAAATGGGAGAAGTTTCTTTCGAACTAGATGAGGTTGTGGTTTCTGTAACAGAAAGAAAACTAAGAGCTACTTGGTCACCAGAATTGGCACAAGACGTTAGTGCATTCCATAACATTGATGCAGAAGCAGAACTTACGGCATTATTGTCTGAGCAAGTTGCAGCGGAAATCGATAGAGAGATCCTA